CGTCGGCGTAGTTCGCCAGCGCCAGCAGCAGCAGCTTTTCGGACGGCTTGAGGCCCTGGGCCTTCAGGGAGAGGGCGATAGCTTGAACGCTCATTGCATCCCCATCCGATCCCGGATCGCGGAGCAAGCGATGTCGCACATGGTCTCGACCTCGCCGGTCGGCCCGTTGTTGTTCTTCTCGACCAGCCAGAAGAGCTTGCGGCGCACCTTGTCCAACCGCGAACGCCACTCGCTCATGGCCTCGAAGTCGCTCTCGTCCTCCGGGCGGCGGCAGTAATACTCCGGGCGATAGAGGAACATCACCAACCGGGCATCCTGCTCAATCTCGCCGGACCAACGCAGGTCCGACAGGCTGGGCCGCTTGTCCTTGTTGTCGCGCTTCTCCACATCGCGGGAGAGCTGGCACAGGGCAACCACGGGCACGTCGAGGCGCTTGGCCATTTCAGCCAGGCCCCGCGAAATGTCCCCAACCTCGGCCACCTTGTTGCCCTTGCGGTCGTTGTCGGCCTTGGCGATGGTCAGGTGATCCACGATGATCGCGCCCGGCTCGATCCCCTGCCGTTGCCAGTCGCGGATTGCCTTGCGGGCGCAGGCTTCCATTGCGGAGGTCGTCAGGCCGGGGCGGGTGTCGAACAGCAGAGGCCAGCCGGCCATCGTGCGCTCGGCGGCTTCAAGGGCTTCCCATTGGTGGCGCTCAAGTTGGCCACGGTCGGCATCGAAATAGGACGGGTTCTCGCTCTTGCCGCTGAACACCGGGGCGTTCTGGTTGAAGGCCAGATCGCAGGCCATACGCAGGCCCAGAGCGACCTTCGGCATCTCCATCGAGAAGAACGCCACACCCTTGCCCTGAGAGGCCAGAGCGCGACCGAGGGTCAGACCCGCACTCGACTTGCCCATTGCCGGGCGTCCCGCGATGATGGCCATCTCGCCACGCCGCAGCCCGCCCGTCAGCCGGTCCAGTTCCGTCAGGCCGGTCGGCAGTTCAATCCGGCCCTTGCGCTCCTGGGCCGCGCGAACCGCACCGCCGATGATCGCATCCGCGCGGCTCCATGCGGAGGGGGAGGGGCCGGTATCGGCAAGGTCGGACACGGCACGTTCGGCGTCGATCACCCGTTCCGAGCCGGGCTTGTCCGGGTCACGCGCGGCCTCGGCAATCTCACCGGCCACGCGGATCAGTCCCCGGCGCATCGCTGCGTCTTGCACGGCGCGGGCATATTCAGGGGCGTGGCGGGGGGCTGGAGCGCGATCCACCATGTCCGCAAGGTATCGCAGGCCACCGAACTGATCCCACGCAGGCGAGGCTTTCAGGCGGTCGGCAAGGATGGTCGGCTCGGCAAGGCGACCGGCACGAACAAGGTCCGTCATCGCGGTCCAGATCAGACCGTGGAACGGCTCAAAGAAGTCAGCCGCCCGCACATCGTCGGGCATGGCCTCGTTGTCGAACAGGACAGCCCCGATCAGGGCCTGTTCAGCATCAAGGTTCTGCGGCAGGGGCGAGCTAAGACCGATCACGCCGCGCCTCCATTGCATCTGCCACCGGACGCAGGACCGGGGCGGCGAGAGGCGAACGCAGGGCGCGGATCAGCGCCTCGGCCACAGTGACGGGCTTGACGGTCATGCCGCCCTCGCCGCTTTCCGGTGATCCTTGGGGGACCACGCCTTGCGAAGACCGCCCATCGCCTTCCGGTGAGCCTTGCAATAGGTCTCGTCGGTCGGGAAGCAGCAGGACAGGACTTCATGCCGCTTGCCGAGCGGGAACGCGCACTGGCCGCTCTCGCGCTCCATCCACGGACGGGCGAACGACACATCGGCCAGGATAACCGTCTCGCGCTCGGCCTTGGCGGTCTGGATGCGCTCGCGCTTGGCTTGCTTCTCCCGCGAGGCCAGTTGCGCCCGGAGCCGTTGCGTCTCGCGATTGCCGCCCGAGGCGCGGGGAAACTCCGCTGCCAGCTTCAGGCGGTGCACCTTGCCGATGACGGCGTTGCGGCTGACCTTGATGCCGAACCGTGCCGAGATTCGACTGGCCATGTCGCTGACGTAAATGCCCTCGATCCAGAGGGACCGCAGCATCTCCAGCACCTCGGGAACCTCCCACAGGGTCGCCTTGCGCTCCACCACGGTCCGCACCTTGCCCAGCAGGGGCACACCGAGGCGGCGGCACCGGGCGACGACCGAGGACCGCGACCGGCGCTCATGGGTCGGAGGCAGCAGGACGGACGCAATCTTGCCTGCCGAACATCCGAGCGCGGCCAGTTCGATCACGCGGGCGTCGTCGGCTTTTGTCCACTCGCTCATGGTTATTCCCCTGCTTTGGTTGATTGAACCGTCAGCGTCATCCGGCCACCCTTGACGGGTTCCGCGAACGCAATGGACGGCGTGTTGAAGGTGCGGTCATCGACACCCATGGCGTCGGCCAGACCGTCGAGATATGACTTGAGCGCGGCCACGCAGTTGTCGCGGTCGATTGCGTTCCGGGTCTTCGGATGCACGGTGACAGCAATGTCGAAGGCGTGGCCAAGGGGCAGGGCTTTCGCGCCAGCGGCAAGGGCAGCAGCCCATGCGGCTTGACGGGCAGCCTTCACGGCGCGGGCCTTTTCAGCCCAGTGTGCGCGACCGTTCGGCCACAGGGCCTTGTCAGGGAATGGGAGGTCGAGCGTCACGACCCCACCGCCCGGCGCAAGGCCTCATGCACGGCTTCTTGCTTCGGGTTCACCGGCTTCTTGCGGACGTGGCCGCGAACGGGAACCACATCCGAGCGGACGAGTTCTACACGCAGCAGGCCCAGCGCATCGGCCAGTTGCTCGTTCGTCGGACGGACGGGCTTGGCCGGCGGGGTTATGGCCGTCGTGAAGATGCGGGACAGAGCGCGGATCATTTCGAGTTCCTCGGATTGTGCGGGGTCCACGGCTGCACCGACTGGGGTGCGTCGAGCGCAGCCTTGAGATCGGCGGCGAGGACAGCCGCCCGCTTGTCCAGCGCCATGACGGCGAAGTCGGTCAGCACAGCGCCACCGGCAATCAGGGCCGCGCGTTCGGTGACGGCTGCGGCCAGTTGTGGCGCGAGGCGAAGGGTGGGAGAAATGTCCATCACGAAGCCCTCACGCGCTTGATGCGGTTCCACAGGCTTTCCGCCGCGTAGAAGGAGGGCCAGCCGATAGCCAACGCGAGGCTGCTAAAGAGGGCTGGAACCGTCCAGACCAAGAACAGCAGGCAGATCAGCAGCCATCTTGCGAAGGCCCGCGTCCATGCGTTCAAAACTTGCTCGTTCATGCGCGCGCTTCCTCTCGATGTGTGTGTTGAGGTCGTGGCCAATGACGCCGGACAGGAGCATCAGCCCCAGTTCCCAGCCGCCGTTGGGTGACTTGACGATCTTGCGGAGCGTCGCCCGGCTGGCCTGGGCATACATCACGCCCCGCGCCTCGCCGTCCGTCAGGCTCCACTGGTTCTGGATGTCCTTGATCGACATTCCCCGCCGCCGAACGTGGCTGGCAAGGACGTGTTCAAAGCCGTGATCCGCCTTCGCAGATTTCGTGAAATGTTCTTCGCGGATTTCCATGATCGCTTCCCTCATGTTGCTGGTGTTCCCAGCGAGGGACGCGACTTGAGGACGACGACGTGGCCCAGATCATCACCGTGGACTTTGGCGAGCGGCGGGTGATCGACTGGGGGACAGACAGGTTTGCGGAGGCTGCCCGGCGATGCGAAGCCGAGGCCCTCCTGCAACCGGACAGGATTGCGGACGCGCTGCGAAGGTGCGCCGCCAAATACCGTGCAGCAGAAGGGGGCGGGGGATGACCCCGCCTTTTTGCCGTGGGAAATGATGTTCACCCCCCGGCTCGACATCAGCCGTGCATCTTTTCGAGCAGGGCGATTTCGTCGTCGGTCAGGTTGGCAATCGGGCCAAGCTTGAGGCCCGTCGTCCGCATGATGTGCAGCGCCTTGGCGGGCGAGGGTGTCTTGTTCCCTGCCAAAAGGTCGCTCGCGTAGCCCTTGCTGATTCCAGCGCGGACTTGCAGTTCTGTGGGGGTGATCGACATGACGCCATGTTCACCGCCAGTGAACATAAAGTCAAGGACCGTGTTCACTCTCAGCCGCACGACCCGCGAAGAGCGGTCGGACATAATGGCAGAATGGCAAAGACCACGGGAAAAGCGGCCAAAGACGGGCCTGGGGACTTCGGGATCAACCTGAAGGACAAGCGGACGCGCTTCGGCATGACGATGGATGTGCTGGCCGAACGGGCGAGCGTGTCTAAAGGCTACATCAGCTCCCTTGAAACCGGTGCCCGGACAAACCCGTCCGAAGCTATGGCGCGCCGGCTGGCCAAAGTGTTTGACTGCCCGGTGTCCGAACTGTGGGGCAGCAGTCAGTCGTCATTTGAGGCCCGTGCGCTCGAACTTCTCAGATCCATGCCCCAGGATCGGCGCGAGGCGGCTATTGCGTCCCTCTATGGCCTCGCCGCCGGGCTGCAACAGTCTGCCGGAACAACCCGATGAACAAATCAAGTTCCGAGCCGCTTAAGCGAGCCTCCCAAGAAGCGTTGGGGCTTGGCATTTACCGAATGCTCCTGACGTTTGCGCTGCTTTTGGTCGCCTTTTCAGCGTTCCCCGCATACAAACTCGTCATCGGGCTGGCTGTGCTGGCCCTGACCGAAGGCATCACTGCGGTCGCCGTCAGCGTCAAAGTGATAGCCCTAGCCCAAAACCATCTCGACGACATGGCAGAGCGCAAAACGCGCCACGGCATCGTGCTGGCTGCGGAGCGCAGCGGGCAACAAAACGCCAGCTATTTTGATTTTTGGCACGTCGTTGACGAACGGGTCGCGGACGAAATGCGCCCGGACGTTGAACCGTCGAACTGGGCTAAATTCGGGATGGTCCTGGGCCATGTTGCGGGCCGCATCCTGTCCGCCGTCGCCTTGCTCGTTCCCGCCTTCCTCCTGTCGCCACCCTATTGAGCGCGTGATGGCCGGGCGCGGCTAACGGTTGATCCTCAGTTTCACAGAGTTTGCTAGCAGCGAACTTTTCGCTTGACCGGCTGTTCACTATCAGCGAACATCTCCTCACACACCGAGGAGACAGCCAGATGGCCACCGCCGCCGAAACCATCACCCCGACCGAAGCCCGCCGCCAGCTTGAATGGCTGCGCGGGGCGAACGAAGTCGGCGACGACGCCCGCAAGTCCGAACTGCGCGCCATCCTTCGCGCCGCTGATGAGGTCGAGGAAACCGATCCGGCTGAAATGCTGAAGCGGGCCGACCGTCTGGAAAGCTGGGCCGCTCACTACGACACCGAGGGCCGCGAGTTTCAGGCCACCGAGAACCGCGAGATTGCAGCGCGCTATCGCCGCTGCGCCGACCGCGCTCTGGGCCTGAAGGTGGCGGCATGATCCGCGCCGAACTGTTCCGCGCCGTCGAGATGGCCCACGCCGCAGCGCACAACGCTACCCTGTCGGCCTCCTACGACAAGGTCGTGCCCGAGCGGGCCGAACACTTCGCCCGGCTCGCAGAGGACGCGCTTTACGCCGCCCTCGACGCCCTCGCCATGTCCCGCCTGTCTGTCGCCGCCGCAGCGGAATGGCGGGCGGCTGAAACCGCCAACCCGCAAGCCGAAAGGGCAGCCGCATGACCCTCTACACCGACGACCGCCCGCACCCGATCCCCGGAATGACCGACAACCCCGAGTGGGCCGTCGCTCTCACCCGCCGCGCCGAACTCTACCTTGAGGACCGCGCCCGCCGTGAGAACCCCGAGCGGGAACCCGCACGTTTTCATATCGCCCTCGGCATCCTCGGCCTGATCTTCGTCGCCTGCGCCCTGATCGGGGCGGTGACGGGGTGACCGCTCAACCAATCCACCACGGCGAGACCGGGGTCCAGCTTAACAAGCGCCCGGAAGCCTCCCGCTTCTACGCCCGCAACGGCGAGGTCTTCATGGTCGGAGAGCAAGGCGGCTTCTGCCTCTCCCACGCCGAGACCCTGCGCTGCATCGCGCACTGGCGTTCCGAAGACACCGACCGCGAGCCTTGGGCACAGCGGATGACCGAACAGATGGCCGATGAACTTGAGGTCGCGATGACCCAGGCCGAGACGCAAAGGAAACAAGCCGCATGACCGACAACCTCCGCATCTGGTCTCAGGTCGAACGGACCGACCCCGCGCACACGAAGAAGGTCAACCAGCGCGGCGGCTTCACGGCCATCAGCGCGGCCTATCAGATCAAGCGGGCCACCGAGGTATTCGGTCCGATTGGCGAAGGCTGGGGCTACGACGCAGGCGCTCCGATCTTTCAGGACGCGCTTGTCATCGTCCCGGTCACGCTCTGGCATGGCGACCGCGCCAACGTGTTCGGCCCCATGTTCGGCGGTGCCGAGTGGAAGAACGGAACCCGCCTCGACAGCGACGGGCCGAAGAAAGCCACGACCGACGCGCTGACCAAACTGCTCTCGCAACTCGGCTTCAATGCCGACGTGTTCCTCGGTCGGTTTGACGACAGCAAGTATGTCGCGGAGGTGGCCGAGGAGTTCGCCGCGCCGCCGTCCGCCGTCGTCCAGACCGCCACCACCTCGCTCTCCATGTGCCTGGATGAGGCCGACCTCAAGGAGTGGAGCGCATCCAACGGCGAGATGATCGCCGGGCTTCCCGAAGCCGAAAAGCAGGGCATCCGCAAAGCCTACGCCGCCCGCCAAGCCGCCATCAAATCCGCCACCAACCCATTCTCGAAAGCCGCCTAGATGAAGAACCTCACCATTGCCGGTCGCCTGACCAAAGACGCCGAAACCCGCGACGCTGGCGGAAGCCGTGTCACCGGCTTCTCGGTCGCCGTCGATAACTGGGACGGCAAGACCAAGGGCACCCTGTTCTTCGACGCCTCCATGTGGGGCGACCGGGGCGAGAAGCTGGCCCAGTATCTGATCAAGGGCGCGTCCGTGACCGTCTCTGGCGACCTCGGCACCCGCGAACACAACGGCAAGACCTACCTGACGATCCGGGTGGCCGACGTGACGTTGCAGGGCGGGAAGCCTGCCGCGAGCGACAGCAGCGAGGGCTTCAGCGGGCCAGCCGGCAAGGCCAACCCGGCCTCGACCTACGACCTCTCCGACGACATCCCGTTCTAGGAGCGCGCCGCCATGACCGCCAAACCGATCCACCTGACCAACGCCACCCCGTTCATGCTCTTGTCCGAGCATATCGAGGAACTGTTCTGCGAGGCCAAGAACCACGCGGACGGCGAGCCTATCGCCACGCCCGGTCAGGCCGAGGCGGTGCAAACCCTGCTGCGCCAGATCCAGGCCGCAAAGAAAGCCGCCGACGCAGAGCGGGTGAAGGAGAACGCGCCGTTTGACGCGGGCAAGGCCGAGGTTCAGGCCCGCTATTCGACCCTGATCGGTGACACCAAATCCGGCAAGGGCAAGGCGGTTCTGGCCGAGGACGTGCTGAAAGCTCACCTGTTGCCGTGGCAAGTCAAACTGGCCGACGAACAACGCGCCGCCGCCGAAGCCGCACGGGCCGAGGCGCAACGGCTGGCCGACATCGCCGCCGCCGCTCACCAAGCCGCCGCCGCGAACGACCTCCAAGCCCGTGAGGATGCGGAGGCCCTGGTGGCTAATGCCAAGGCCGCAGAGAAAGCCGCGAAGGCCGCAGAGACCGCCCGCCCGCAAGTCGCCGGGCAGGGCAGGGCCGCAACCCTCCGCACGTCCTACAGGGCCGTCATGTGTGACGCTCAGGTGGCGGCGGGCGGATACTGGAAGCGCGACCCGGCAGCGTTCACCGCCTTCCTGCAATCGCTGGCCGATGCCGACGTTGCGGCGGGGCGGCGGGACATTCCCGGCTTCACCATCGAGACGATCAGGAGTGTGGTCTGATGACCGACCGTCCCTGCGTCATCATCCGCACCCCCCAGGATCGGGGCCGCGCCGTCCGATGGGTCGAGCAGGCCCCGGTCGGAACCGTGGTCGAGTTCAAGCAGAAAGGCCGCACGGGCGATCAGAACTCGGCCATGTGGTCGCTGCTGACCCAGATCAACAAGCAGCGCCCGGTCCACAACGGCGTGAAGATGAGCGCGGTCCTCTGGAAGGCCGTGTTCATGCAAGCCCTCGGTGCCGAGTTGGTGATGCTGCCGACGCTGGAGGGTGGCGGGCTTTTCCCGTTCGGCCACCGTTCGTCAAAGCTCACCGTCTCCGAGATGGGCGACCTGATCGAACTGATGCTGGCATGGGCCGCGACCGAGGGCCTGACCGTCCAGCATTTCGACGGCCCGCAAGCGGAGGCCGCATGACCCGCGAGCGCCTTTCCATTGAACCGCGCAAGGTCAGCGCCGGCACCCGCGCGAAGATCCTCGCCGCGACCGGCCACGTCTGCGCCCGGCCCGACTGCCCGGAACGCGCGACCGACGTTGACCACATCCTCCCGCTTTGGCTGGGCGGGTCGAACCGGGAGAAGAACCTGGAGGGCCTGTGCCCGGCTCACCACGCCGCAAAGACGAACGCCGAGGCGTCATTGCGCGCGAAGGCCAAGCGCCGCGAGGCCCGCGACACCGGCACCCGCCGCGCTCGCAAGGCCATCCCCTCGCGCGGCTTCGACAAGACCCAGACGCGCGGCTTCGACGGCAAGGTCCGTCCCCGCGACACACAGGAGACCGCCAATGACTGACCCGACGCTCCGAGCCTTGGCCGAGGTGTTCCGCCCTCGATCTCTCATTCTGCTGGCCGTGGTGGCTGGTGTCGTTTCGTTGTGGTGGCTGTGATGTTGGATTTCTACTTTTTCACGGATGCCACCGTCTTCAATGTAGCTATGACTGCGCGGCGGGTCAGTAAGCGCCAATACGGATGGGCGACAGCCTTTGCCTTTTCTGCGCTGTGGTCGATGGTTTTTGTGGCTCTCGCAGCCATCGCCAAAGCCACGGGAGAAGCAGCATGAGCGACGCGACACTAACGGAACTGCTCAAGCGAGCCACAGCGTTGGTTAAGCAATGTGAGGCCGAATTTACCGTTGACGGTATGTGGAGCAACGACGGCCAACTTGTGTCGTGGCGCGCTGTCAGCAAACTCAAAGACGCAATCCAAAAAGCCACGGGAGAAGCAGCATGACCGCCGACGATATGGAGGCAGTTGTCGAGCGGGTCGAGGCGCTTGTCCTGACCTACGGTGACAACACGCAATACGACGCCTTCTGCACCCTCCTGCTCGACTACCAGGAGCGTGGACGGGCGTTGGAGCCGTTTGCGTTGGCCGCCGACAACATGGACGGCGACGAACCGGATAGCCTGTTCATATACGACAGCCCCGAGTCCACCATGATCTCTTACGGCGACCTTCGCCGCGCCCGCGCCAGCCTGAAAGGAAAGAGCCATGACTGACTACACCAAAATGACCGCCCATGAGATGCTTCAAGAAGTCGGGGACGATGCCCAAAAGTGGGCTGCTGCGTTCTGCCAAACCGCCGAGAAACTGGGTCACCACGGCATCGACGAAGGCTGGATGATCGGATGGTTCGCCAACGCCATCGAGCAGTCAACCACTGTCCGTGCCGCCCGCACCCCTGCACCAGAGGGGGAGGCGGTGGCTTGGCTCTACACTGAACACAAGTGGAAGGACGGGCCTCGGCATCGCTTGAGTATGAAGCGGCAGCCCGTTTCAGACGAAGACGCGAACGAATACGAGATTACCGAAACACCCCTCTACGCATCCCCTGTCGTTCCGGTGTCGAGGAAGGAGATTGCGCGGATTATCGGTTGCGCAATCACGGCCTATGAGGACGACCCGTCACCCGACTGCAAAACCGCTAAAACCAACGCTTGCGCCGCAGCAGCAGACACCATCCTCGCAGCCCTTGGCACGAAGGATCAGGGTTCACGCTCGAAGGCGAGCGTCCCCACCGAGGACGGTCAGGCGGCTGTTCTCAACGTGAAGGAGCCGAGTTGATGGGGGAATACGCTGATATGGCCATCGATGCGGGCTTTTCGTGCTGGTCCGATGAGGAGCCAGACGAATACATCGGGCGACCTTTTAGGCGGAGGATGCCAACCTACAAGACCTGCCGCCGCTGTGGCGAGGACCGCTTGTTCTGGAGCCAGACCGACAAAGGCTGGCGGCTTTTCAAGGCATCCGCCTTCAGCCCAACCGAACACAAGTGCGCGCCGCTAGACGCTCCAGCCAGCCCCATCCCAGGTGGGTATGAGCCGAAGGCGAATGAACCCAAGGAAACCAACCATGACTGACCTCATCAAGCGGCTGGAAGAAGCCGAGGCGGGAAACCGAAAGTTGGACGCGGCTATCTGCATCGCTCTCCAATATGGGGGATTGAACAGCGAAGGCGCACAGAACGTCCGCACTGATGACGAGTGGGAGGGCGACCTTCTTTACGAAATTGGTGAGGAGGAATGCTGATGCCCGATACCTGAACTGACCACCTCCCTCGACGCTGCTCTTGCTCTGGCAGAGCGAGTGCTGCCGAAGTGGCGACCGATGTTGCGGACACACACAGGATATTGGCGGGCGCATTTGGCCGCGCCAAACCTTGATTACGCGAACGACCGGACAGGCCGGGCATCAACCCCCGCCCTCGCTCTCTGCATAGCGGTATTGAAAGCCACCGATACAGGGAGGGAAGGGTGATGCGGGCGCTTAAGACAGCGGCAGTAGTCGTGTGTTTCTGGAGTGTCATCGGGCTGCTGGTCCTGCTTGCAAGGCTAGTAATCCAATTTCCGTGGGTGGGAACTATGCTGATGTTTTTGACGATTTCGGCTTTGGTCGCATCGTTTGTGTGGCCGCTCTCGAAAAGAGGCACCCAATGACCACCACTGACATAGCCGGTCTGTGCGAGAGGCTGCGGAACACGGGGCTGGAAAGCGCCGCCGAAGCAGCCGACACCATTGAACGCCAAGCCGTTGAGATCGAGAGGCTGCGGGGGGCTGCACAAGCGGCGAACCGCATCCGCATTACCGCCTTGGTCTATGAAGACGCAGACCTTCTCGAAGACATCGAGATGGTCCTAGCCGCCCTTACAGGAGAAGACGCATGAGGCGCTCTGTCGTTGCCCGAACGGTCGGCATCGCCGCATTGATGGCCTTGTCGGCTCGCCCCCTGGACGACATGACGGAGGATGAACGCAAGACGCCTCCCTCACCGAAGCCCGAGCCCGAGAAGCCCAAAAACCTCCCCGGCGAGACGAACCGGCAGTTTGCCGCGCGAATGAAAGCGGAGAAGACGCATGACTGACGGATGGGTCCTGGTGCCGAGAGAGCCGACAGAGGCGATGCAGAACGAGGGCGTGAATGCTGCTGCTGATCAATTTGGCTGGTCCGACGAGGGACAGATCAAGACGGTTTGGGCCGCCATGATAGCAGCCGCACCCCCTGTTGACGGCTGGCAAGCTATAGATACGGCTCCGAGGGATGGGACGCTGATCTTGTGCTTCTATCCCGACCGACACAGCCACGACCGCTATTCCCTGCGGTATTGGGCGACCGGCGACTGGGGCGTTCGCACCGAGGGGTGGAGCGATCAATACCGCCAGCTTCGGAAAACCGATCCAACCGCATGGATGCCGTTGTCCCAACCCCTCAATAACGAGAGGGCGGAATAATGGTTCACTCCGCGCAAGGGCGCTCCGTCCCCACCGAGGGCCAGCCAACCAGCAACGCTCGCCTTGCAGCAGAGCTTCAAGCCGTCACCCTGGCTATCCGCATTGGAGGTCTGGACGGGCTGCGGTCGGGACAGGTGAAGATCGGGGGGAAGCATGACCGCTGCAAATGACAACCGCTTCACCGCTGCCGACGTTCGCCGGGCGGTCAAGGCCGTCGAGTCCGGGGGTAAGTCCGTCGCCGCTGTGGACTTCCCGCGCGAGGGCGGCTTCCGGCTCTTGCTCGGCGAGCCTGTTCAGTTGGACGTGGCCGCGAGGATGGGCGTGAACGAATGGGATGATGTTCTCGCCTCATGACAATGGCGAAGATCGACCTTCCGTATGTCCAAGCCCTGACCGACCGTCACGGGCACCGGAGGCACTATTACCGCCGCGCCGGGTTCGAGCGCGTCACCCTGCCGGGCACCCCAGGGTCTGCCGAGTTCATGGCAGCCTATGCCGCCGCCGATGCCCGAGCGCCGCGCAAGCCAGATCCGCGCACACCGCCCCGATCCGTCTCCGCGCTCATTCAGGAATACTACCGCTCCCACGGCTTCCGCACCCTGCGGGACAGCACGAAGCGCGGTTATCGGAACATCCTCGACCGCTTCCGTGCCAAATACGGCGACCGGGGCGCGGCCAGCATCGAGGTAAATCACCTCGAGGCGATCTTTCACGGCATGGCGGAAACGCCGGGGGCCGTTCGCAACCTTCGCCGCCGGCTGTCCAAGGTCTTCGCCCTCGCCGTCCGTCTGGGCTGGCGCAAGTCAAACCCGGTGAAGGACACCGAGATCGAGACATCCAAGAGCGCGGGCTTCGTGCCGTGGTCAGAGGACGACATCGCCCGGTTCGAGACCCGCTGGCCGTCCGGGACGCGCGAGCGGCTGGCGCTGGCCCTGCTGCTCTATACCGGCCAACGGAGGTCCGACGTGGTGACGATGGGACGCCAGCACGTCCGCGCCGGTCGCATCTCGGTGCGCCAGATCAAGACCGATCACCGGCTGCAAATCCTGATCGTCCCCGCCCTCCAGACTGAGCTAGACCAGCACACCGGTGGCCTGACCTATCTCCTGACGCAATACGGCCAGCCCTTCACGGCGGCAGGGTTCACACAGTGGTTCCGCGAACGGGCCGAGATGGCAGGGCTTGAGGGTCGCACCCCGCACGGCCTTCGCAAGGCGGCAGGAAGGCGTCTAGCCGAGGCCGGATGCTCTGCAAAAGAGATCGCGGCAGTCCTGGGGCATACCACGCTGGCCGAGGTCGAACGCTACACGCGAGACGCCGATCAGGTGGCCTTGTCAGACGCCGCTTTGGGCCGTGTGGGGCCGAAGCGTGAACAGGCCGGGTAAACCCCTCTCCGGCGATACTGTAAACCCCATTGAAACATAAGGGGAAAACAGGCGGGGTGGTAGGCGCGGAGGGACTGGCCTTGCCGAGCGGAATCAACGCGCTGGCCGGTAAACCCGCCCGGTTCCGAGTCAGACGGCCATTGGCTTTGCGGGCGAGTGTAAACCCCCTCAACGACAAAAAAGCCCGCCGCCCCCGGTGAAGGAGACGACGGGCCACAAGTCCCTCACGGGGAACGGGGTAGGTCAGCCGAGTTCAGGATCGTCGTCGTCGAGAGTCCCAGGGTCGGGCCGCTGATCGGTAGCCGAGCGCGGGAACGGCTTTCCAGTCAGGGTGGCCCATCGTGCGCGCTTTGCTGAGGCCTTGCGGTTCAGGCCCCGGTTGGCCTCCACGAACAGGAGGTGAGCGAAGGGGGCTAGAGTCATGCGTCAGCCCGCCGTCGCGAGCGAGTTGATCGAGAAGCGGGCCTGAACGGTCGCGCCGTTGGTGTAGCCGACGCGCCAATAGCGCCACGAAGGCCGGTGGATGATCTCGGCATACTGCCCGCCGCCCGTGACGGCAGCCGTGGCAACCGACTTCGCCCGCCGCCAGTTGGTGTTGTCCCGGCTGACCTCCAGCCACAGGGTTCCCGAAACATCGCTCTCTGCCGAGATGCGGAACTCCATCGCATAGGTCGCGGCGTTGGCCATCGCGGTCGCGGTCGCCGTCACCGTGGCATCACGCGAGGTGCCGGTGTAGGTCGCATTGCTCGCCAGCGTCGTGGAGCTGTCGTCATACCAGATCGCGGCACCCGAGACGAAAGCAACACGGGCGGTGCCGGCCCCCAGAGAGACCGTGCCCGACACAGGCTGCGTTCCGCTGATTTGGGCGGCGGGGATCGGCTCGGTGGCATAGGTGCCCAGAACGAAGATCCACGACTGGGTTCCGCTCGTTCTGGCCGTCGCCCGAACCCGGACGCGCTTGATGCCGTTGACCGACAGTTCCCACGCATAGGCCGGCTGGGCACCCAGAACGCCGGTCGTGGTCTCGATGGTGTTGGCGTTGGTCCGAACGGCCTGAATGCCGAACCAGTTGGCGTCGCCGGTCGCCTGAAGGCTGGCCTCGAACGTGCAGTTCACCCCGGCGAACGTGCCGGTGCAGAACATCATCACATTCGAGGCGCGAGACACGTCACCCGCAACCGTGCCTCCCGCGACCGGCGTTCCGATGGTCGCCTGGACCGCCGTTATGTCGCCCGTGATGTCGGCGTAGGAGGCAGGCTTGGATGCGACCTTCAGTCGGCCTTCCTCGTCAACCTTCAGGTTGGTGTAGTCGCCGTCATTCGAGGTCGTGACCGCATCCGTGCTTGCGCGAAGGCCCAGCATCGGGATGCCTTGGTCTCCGCTGGTGTGGGCGGCGTCCTCGGCCTTCACAGCGCCCGCGATGGTCGCCAGCGTCGTTTCGGTGGCAAGCCCGGCGAAGGGCTGGATGTCAGGCATCAGGGCGTTCCGTCATTGATGGTCAGATTGATGATGTTCCCCTCGGCGTCGGTTTCCCACCATTGCCACGGGCCGGTCGCAGACGGTCGCGTCTGCTGGACGTAAACCGCAGTCGGACCAGCCGGGCCGGTCGCGCCTTGGGGGCCGGTGCTGCCGGTTGGACCCGTCGCGCCTGTTGCGCCTGCGGCCCCTGTTGCCCCCGTGGCTCCCTGAGCGCCTTGCGGGCCTTGAGGCCCCGGTGCGCCGCCGACGACGCTCAGGACGAAGCTCGGCCCATCGGCAAGCTCAAGGGTCGCCACCGGATTGACCAGTGTAAACTCCGCGCCCGGCCCCTCCACGATTGCCACCGAGGACGGGTTCTGCGCGAAGATCGACAGACTGGTGGTGCCGCCATCCACCGTTGACAGGTCGGGGATCACAGGCCGAACTCGATCAAGGTCTGGCGGGTGGACCGGCGAACCCCGCTGATGACGTAGGAGATGGTCAGGGCATAGGAACCCGCAATCATGTCCTCCGTCGTCTGGTATTGGGCCGTGAAGGTGCCGGGGCTGGTGCTTTGGTCAGCCAGGGTCACGGTCATCGCAATCTTCTTGCTCTTGGCCGGCTCCCGCAGCCACGCCTCGACCGTGATCCCCGCCGTCGTCAGATTGACCAGAGCGTCGCTCGCGTCACGATATTCCCCGGTGATCACCAGAGTGTCGCCGAGGGTTAGGTATGGGGTGGCCATGGCAAGCTCCAGAAACGCCGTCGTGGTGTGGTGGGCTGAAAAGGTGGGTCAGGCTGCCCGGTCGAGCCGTGCCAGCGAACAGGTGTGCCGCTCGACC